GAGGAGTTAAGGTTTACAATAATATTATAAACGAAGTAAACGAAATACATATCAAAGATTTTGTATTAAATCACGTTGTTGAAATTGACATGAGCGTTTACAATTTTTTCGCCAAATCAACAACTCGCTTTTCAGAAAGTTATTTAAACCAATTAGCCACAAAAGATTTGGCAATGATAAGGGATAATGAAAATGAAAGCTATTTATTTTTTTTAAATGGAGTGCTTAAAATTACAAAAGACAGTAAAGAATTAATTGACTATATTAATATTGGTGGCTTTGTTTGGCAAAAAAATATCATCCCACATAATTACAATGAATCCAATTTAACTTCAGATTTTGAAAAGTTTATTTTAAACGTTTCTAATAATGATACAAATCGTAAATTGGTAATTGAAACATCTTTAGGATATCTTTTAAACAACTATAAAAAACAAGATGAGGGATTGGCTATTATTTTTTATGATGAAACCTTAAATGATAACCCAAGTGGCCGAACAGGTAAAACACTTATCTCAAAAGCATTGAGCCAATGTAGAAAATTGGTAACTTTAAATGGTAAGGAGTTTAATAATAAAGGACAATTTCCATATCAAACAATTAATCTTGATGATAATATCATTTGTTTTGATGATATGGAGCGAAGTTTTAAGTTTGAAACTTTGTTTAGTATTATAACCGGAAATTTAACTTTAAATAAAAAGAACTTACAGCCGATTGAAATACCATTCTCAAGAAGTCCAAAGATTATGTTCACATCAAATTATATTTTATCCGGTGTTGGAGATAGCCACGATGCTCGTAAAATAGAGATTGAATTATACAGACATTATTCCAAAACTTATAAACCAATTAATGAGTTTGGTAAATTATTTTTTAGCCAATGGGAAAAAAATGAATGGGATGCCTTTTTTAATTATATGATTGGGAACATTCAGAAATATTTTAACAATGGCCTTTTATTTTCTGAATTGAAAACAGGTAAAACTAAAAAAATTATCGCTAATACTTGTGAAGATTTCTTTGACTTTTGCGAAAATGAATTCTTATGGCAAGAAAATCATTTTTACGCTACTAAAGAAATAATGAGTGCTTATAATGATGGCCATAGGGAAGTTCCAAGGTCAATGAACGTAAGTTGGTTTGGTCGTTGGTTAGGAACATATTTTGATTTTAAACAATGGAAACGTGAAGATAGTACAAATGGTGGTATTAGAAAGTTTGCAGTATCAGGATTTAAAAGTAAAGAAATAGAAAATGACGATATACCTTTTTAATTATGAAAGTAACAGATAAAATAACAATAACTAACGAGGACAATATGCTTTTGATGGCACGTTATCCTGATAATTATTTTGACTTGGCTATTGTAGACCCACCTTATGGGATTAATGTAAGCACAAGAGTTTTTAATGATGGTAAAGATTGGGATAATGAAATACCTACAAAAGAATATTTTAATGAACTATTTAGGGTTTCTAAAAATCAAATTATATGGGGCGGAAATTATTTTTTAGATTATTTAAAAGCAACACCTTGTTTTATTATTTGGGATAAAAAAATGACAGATAAACATTTAATGTCAATGTCTGAATTTGCTTGGACTTCTTTTAATACAAAAAACTTAATATTTAGACAGCCACCTATAGGAGATAGAGGTTTTTATAATATAGACGGAACAAGAATACACCCAACACAAAAAAGTATAAAATTATATGAATATTGTTTAAGTAAATTTGCTAAAGAAGGCGATAAAATACTTGATACGCATTTGGGCAGTGGTTCAATAGCAATAGCTTGTCACGATTACGGATTTGAATTGACAGCTTGTGAATTAGACAAAGAGTATTACGATAAAGCAATACAAAGAATAAATAACCACGTAGCACAACAAAAGCTATTCTAATGGAATTAAGGAACTATCAAACAAGATTATCAAAAGAAGCTGCTGAAATACTGCAACGCAAAAAGATTGTTTACCTGGCGATGGAAGTGAGAACAGGCAAAACAATTACAGCTCTGAAAACTGCTGAAAATTATGGTGCTAAAAATGTTCTATTCCTAACCAAGTTAAAAGCATTTAGTTCAGTTCAATCGGATTATGATAATATGAAATTTACTTTTAACTTAACTATCGCTAACGATGAAAGTTTACATAAAATTTCATGCAATTTTGATTTAGTCATTCACGATGAGCATCACCGATTTGGAGCATTTCCAAAGCCAAACACCACAGCCAAACTATTCAAAAAAATGTACGGACATTTGCCGATGATATTCTTATCCGGAACTCCAACGGCTGAAAGTTACAGCCAATGGTATCATCAGTTTTGGGTAAGCAATTACAGTCCGTTTGAGCAACCAACTTTCTATAAATGGGCAAATGATTACGTTAATGTAAAAGTGAAGCATTTAGGTCATGGCAAAGTGAATGATTATACAGATGCAAGGAAAAAAGACTTTTGGCATTTAATAAGATATTATATCCTAACTTTTACGCAAGTTGAGGCGGGATTTAGCACTCAAGTTAATGAGAATGTACTTTATTGCGATATGGATGCCATTACTTATAAGATAATTGAAAGGCTAAAAAAAGATTTAGTAGTGCAAAACAAAGAAGGTCAATTGATATTAGCAGATACTTCGGTAAAATTACAGCAGAAGCTTCATCAACTATTTTCAGGAACATGCAAGTTTGAGGATGGCAGCAGTAAAGTAATTGACTTTAGTAAAGCAATGTTTATCGATAATCATTTCAAAGGTCAAAAAATAGCGATATTTTACAAATTTGTCGAGGAGTTTAACGCACTCAAAAATATTTTTGGTAATAGATTAACAAACGATTTAGAGGAGTTTAACACAACCGATAAAAATATCGCATTACAAATTGTGAGTGGAAGGGAAGGTATTAGTTTAGCAAAGGCAAAGTATTTGGTTTACTATAATATTGATTTTAGTGCGGTAAGTTATTGGCAGTCCAGGGATCGTTTAACCACAATGGATAGGAAAGTAAATGATGTTTATTGGATATTTAGCAAAGATGGTATTGAAAGCAAAATTTACGCATCAGTAATTAAGAAAAAAGACTATAACAATGAAACATTTAAACGAGATTTCGGAACAAAAAATCCAAACAAAAATAATCAACCGACTCACAAAAGAGGGATGGCTTTGCGTTAAATTGATTAAAACATCAAAGAACGGAATCCCGGATTTGATGTGCTTAAAAGATAGCGTAACAATGTTCATTGAAGTTAAAAGGCCAAATGGGAAATTGAGCGAATTGCAAAAGATAAGAATCAAACAATTACAAGATTTAGGATTTGATTGTAAAATTTGGGTTGATTATGATATAGATTATAATTAATTATTTATATTTGCCAATGTAGAGTCGTCGCTACAATTAAAAATTTTATACAATTCCCGCAATGATAAAGACGACGACCTTTTGATTTGCGGGTTTTTATTTAAAAAATATGAATACAATATCAGTACAGGGATTTAAGATTGACATTAACCACTTTGAACCTCAAATTTCAAAAAGTGGCAGACCTTTTAGGTTGAGTGGTGTTCAAATAGTACAAACTAAACCGGCACAATGGGTGAATAAGATGCTATTGCATGGAACGATTTACAGCTTTCGATATTTGGATGAGCAAGATGGCTTCTTTGCTTTTGAGTTTGATCCGTTTAACAATTTTATTTCAAAAATATGATTTACACAATTAAAAATATAGCAGACTTTTGCGATGTTGATTATGGATTTATTCATAGAATAATTGACTCCAATGAATTAAGACCTAAACTTATTTACGGAAACGCAAACGAAAAAAAAGGATATAGCTTTTATCAGTTGTTTATTATACAATCCTTTTTAGAACAGCTATCTCAAAACAATTTACATTTTGATTTTGAGAATGAAGAAGTTTATACAATTTACGAAAGCAAACTAAATTTTGAATTATGAATATTCACGAAAGAATTACAGAAATCAATAGAACTTTAGTGCAACTTAATTATAAGGACCAGGAGATATTATCCTTTTGGGATGAGTGTATAAAAATTGCCAAAGATAAACAGCAAATATTTACGGATGAATTTAAGATTTCTATAAATGGTAAAAAATTAGCAGACAAACTAAATAAAATCTTCGGTCTACAATTATTGCCAAAAATCAAACGAAATATTAAGAACGACATTAAATTTTTAATGTTGGATCAGTCAGGCAAAGTTTATGAGTTTAAAGGAATTGTTTTAGACTTTTTAGATAACGATGTTACTATTGAATTAAATGATTCAACTTTTAGCCTTTATTAATTATGAATCAGCACAAAATGTATAGATGCATAAGACTTATGCAATTCCTCCAAGAGAAGCCGAGAAATTTTTACACAATAGAACGATATTTAGGTGTAAGCAATAGAACAGTTTACCGGTATTTAAAACTTTACGAAGCACTTGGATATATTGTCTCAAGAGATAAATTTAATAAAATACAACTACTAAAATGAACTACCTATTATCAAAAGAGCATTTTATTGCTCACGACCAATTAATGAACGATTACAAGAATTTAGTTTGCCACTATGAAGATTTTAAACTTTATCGAAAAGGAACAGCTCAAAACGATAAGGCAAAACAAAACTGCCATAAGTATTTAATATCAATTATCGTCAATAAGGACATATTAAAGATTGATACTACTGCTGATGAGTTAATGTTGGATGAATTGTTTGAAAGGATTAAATAAAAAAAACCCCTTCACGCAAAACGGAAGGGGTTTTCAACCTTAACTCAAAACTATTATGAAGCTTCAAATATAATTTTTATATTTTTTATAAGCAAAATAAATCGGTATTAAAAGCAAAAACCAAAGTAACCACCAATAAGACTCTTTTCGCTCTGTTTGTTTTACTTCTATTATTCTGTTGGATTTAACCATCACTACATCGCTTTTTTGTGCGTTGTGTTGGATTTTTACATCTTTTGCTACACTTATATTGTTTTTCTTTTTTGAACGCTTTATTTTAGCGTTTTTGTACGTTATTCCATTTACAACCATAGGTAATGAATCAGATACCGGACATATCTCAAATTCATCGGTTGTTGAAGTATCAATTATTTTAGTGTTGTCTGTAACTTTCGTTTCAGTTTTAGCTTCAGTTTTTATTTCTGTTTTCTCTGATTCTTTTGTTTCTGACTTTGCCACCTTTCGTGATCCGCAAGAAGTCAATATTATTGCAGTTATTAAAGCCAATACAATAGCTATTAGTAAAATGTTATTTCCGTTGTTGTTTTCAGTTGTTGTCATTCAGATCCTTTGTTTATTAAATAATACCATAACCAAATTATTTTTGGCCTTATGAATTCATAACCTATTAAAATTAATATATATTTAGTCACTAATTTAATGTAAATTTGGGACAAAGTTATTACTTTTTATTTCAATTAAAACCCTAAATTTTAAGGTCTATCTTTAAAAGATTAGTAACTTATAAGTTAATTTGGATTTTACGTGTTGGACAGCTCATTTTATGTTCTCCTTTTACTTTATGACAATACTCGCAGTAGTCATTTTGTACGCACTTTGGATATGTGCAATAGTTTAAATTGCAAATTTCTCCCTCTCTTTTAACTCCGTTTAGTTTGCACTTGTTTGAGTCTTTATCATTCGGCCAAAACATATCACAGTTATCGGCATCTTCTTCACGATTGAAAAATCCCCAACTTTGGTATATTCCTGCTGGAGCTGTAAACCTAAAACAATAATTTTTTGATGGACATAAACTGTCATTACATTTTGAAATATCAGCCATATTATACAATTTTATAATCGATTATTCTAATATTCTTTAATTCATAGTTTCCATCTTGGAAAACTTTAACGTGAGCAAATCCATGATTATATTGGTTATAAGGCGAATATTCAGGCTCTAAACCACAAAGGCATCCTGTTGACCAATTTGTCATAACTTCACCGCTCAAACTCTTTTCTGTATGTTCTGATGTTCTATGATGATGACCTACGATTGCACTTTGTTTAGCTTTCATAAACAAACCCCTTGCAGGATTAACAGGCGGAGCAAATCCCCCAAACCATTCGTGTCCATGAAGTATTGGAAGTTTACCCGCCAATGCCATTTGCTTATCTTTAACTAACGTAACTCCAAACTCTCTAAATCTTAATAATTGTTCAAGTTTAAAATCATCAATACCTAATAATTCAGGAGCTTTAATCATTAAATAATCTTCATACCTTTTTTCGTGATTTCCGATTTTGTAATAAATAGGACATTTAAACAAATCTTGCATCATTTTTAAAAAACCCCTAACCATTTCCAATTCACCCGCCATATCTCTCAATCGTCTGTCTTTTGTAAATCGACTGCATTGGTAAAAGTCTGCAATATCACCGTTTAAATAGATTGTATTGACTTTGTTTTCAAGTCCGTAATTTATAGCCAATTCAAGAGCTTTATTGTCCTGGTATGGAAAATGAATATCGCTTAAAATTAAAATATTGTTTTGCCCTTTTGGAATTATAAAGGATTCGCACTTTTCATAATCGCTGTTGGGTAGGTCAATTACTCTGCTCATAGATTGTTTTTTTTGGGTTTCTGTACGTTCTCCGATTTTAGAAATAGTCGAATTATTTTTACCATTCTCACCTCTATATCTTCTAACATTTGACCTTACTGTATCTAATGAACTAAAGTCTAATTTATGTTTATCATAAATCATTCTTGCAATAGCCATTGTTGGTGCATTTGGAAATTGATTGATAAAAGATAAAACAATATCTTTTTTATAAGTAGCAGCGTTTTGATTCCCTTTTAAAGCCATAAGTTTTTAATTTGGTTTTTCAAACCTACAAAAAAAGTATTGAATAACAATACTTTAAGAAGTGAAATATAAATCAGCTTCTTTTATTCTACGATTAGTTAATCCTTTTATTGCAACTCCATTGGCTTTATTCCATCGTAAAAATTCATTTCTGATAGTCAAATCGTTTGGGTTTACATTTACCTTTTTCAATAAAGTAGAAGAAGCTAAAGCTCCCGAACCTAAATTGTAGGCAAAGGATGTTAAAGCGTTTAATTGATTTTGAGTAATTGGCTTTTTAACTAAATTGATTACTTTATTAGCAAACCTATCAGCACTTATTTGTAGTAACTCATCTGCGCGTTGTTTAGTAATTTGTGGATCAGACATTAAAACTTTTTTGTTATTCTCGTAAAAAGTCGAGCCATATCCAATAGTTGGCACTTTTGCGCTACATAAATAAGGTTTAAGACTTAATCCTTCAAATAATTTTATCAGGTCATATCCTTCTTTATTCAGCTTCATTTTTTTTGTTTTTTTCCATTAACCACCATCTTCTTGCAGTATATCCAACGGCTAATAATAAAGATAGAATTTTTAATCCTAACTCTACATTTGAAAAGCTGAAACTAATTAAAAAACCATTCACAAATAAAACTCTTAAATCGTGTGCATTATTCATTATTACTATTTATTATATTTTCATTTTGTTTTTGTGTTCTAAACAAAGAAAATCCACCCGCGCCTAAAAAACCTAAAAAAACAAACTCTTTAACATCAAATTTATTGTCAAACATAGGCATAAAAGCATAAATAGTAGCTACAAAAAAAGAACTAAAAGTCATCAATCTTTTTTGCGACCATTTGCCATTTGAAGTTAAAGTGTCTGTTAATATTCTCATATCACTATTGCTTCTGCTTGTTGGAATATCTCATCTACTTGGTAATCGCTCATTTGTGTAACTGACTGAATAAATAAAACAGTTTGACTATTTCTTTCTACTGTTGTGCCATAATTCCATACATTTTTAGCAGCAGTTTTAGTAGGCTCATCTAATTGGTCTAACGCACTTTCGATAGTAGCTATTAAATTCATTAAATTTAAAATAGTTCTTAATCTCCAAAGTTGTACTTCTGTTGGTGTTGCATCTTTAAATGCTTGTTCAATTTCTTCTGGTGTTGCACCTTCGTAAAACTCTCTTGTGTCGAAGTTAAAGTAAGGTTTAACCATTTCAACTTGTAAAAGTTCGTCGATTAAAGTTTCAGTTTCCAAACATTCGGTTGAGTATGTAACGCCAATAACTCTATTGGTTGAGATTTCAATTATTGTTTTCATATTAATTTGATATTGATAACATATTACCGATGATACTATCTGATGCATTTGCTAATTGAATAGTAGCAAAAATAAAAAATTGATTTGCTGGATTTAAAGTAGTTGATGTCAAAGTCTGTCCACTTGCAATAATATCAGTTAAAGTACTTGATGTAAATGCAAATCCATATAAATTACCGCCATTCAAATTAAAATTTCTTTGCATTATATTAACTTGAGCAGTTGCAGTTCCACTATAAGTGGCAATAGTTGGCGCTCCCACAACAGTATTTGTTGTGTTAATTCTTAAACGTAAAGTATAAGTTCCTAACGCAGTTGTTTTATTTGCTCCAAATAACACTCTTATAATGTCAGTACTACTAAAAGCAGTAGCTGGAATTGTTGCAGTAAATAAAGGAGGACTTTCACTAGTTGTTCCAGTATGAACTGTTTGCGAAGTTTGAATATTTCTGTAAGGAGTGTATGCTAAAATAGATTGTTTTAAGGCCAATGCATCAAAAACAGCGTTTTGACTTGGTGCAATAGCAGTTACTCCATCTGTAATACTATCTTCAATTATAGTTTTGTTTTTCCAAAGGTCTGTTGAACTTTCGTAAGTTAATGCTTGATTGTTTAAAGGTGTAATTATTTGAACATCGTGAATTTCAGCCAATTCATAACCGTTTTGAATTTGAACCTCTATTTGCCCTTGCGTTGGATGTGAACGAGTAACCTTACCAACATAAACCAAATGCGTAGGAGCTAAAACTCTTGTATCTGTAAAAGCACCAGCAGTAACTCCACTTAAATATAATTGAGCACCCTCTGTGAATGCTGAAGTATTAATTCCGCTTAAATCACCAATAACAACGCAATTTCCTAAGCCATTATTTAAAATGTCTGATTGCAATAAACCAAATGTTCTTGCACTCAAAGCATCTGTAGTTGCTAGTGCTTTTGAGACTAGTGCTTTGTTTCCATTTGCTCCACTAATATAAACGACTGTTCCCTTTGTTAAGGTTGCGCCTGTCATATTTTTAACCTCACGTACTAAAGTTGATGCACTACCACCACTTGGAATATCTAAAGCAGTAATAAATGGATTTATACCATCAGCACCATCGTTTGTTAAATCACTTGTATTTGTTGGAATATCAGAAGTTAGAGCTATTGTGCCTGTTGCGTTTGGAATTATTATTTCTTCTTCTGATGTTATATTTTCAAATGTTAATTTTTGAAAACCACCTGAAGAAGTATGAGAAAATCCTTCTTCTAATAAAAATGTTGTGTTTGTTCCATCATAATTTGATATACTTAATCCGCTTTGTTCAATTGATGCTAATTTATCAGAATCTATATCTTTTAAATAAATTCCATCATCTACATTCATTAAAATTTCTTTATTTCCAAAAGCAGAGTCAAATATAATATTAGTATCTGTTAATGTATTGCCAACAGTTGCTACCTCTTGAAGTGTTGGAATTGTACCACCACCTGTTGCGCTTATAATAGGGTTTAATGGGTCTGCATCGTCAATAGTTATATTTGTACCTGCTACTAATGTTGGTATATCAGAAGTTAAAGCTATTACACCATCGGCATCTTGAAACGTTTGTACTTTATCAGTTCCAAGTATTGATGTAGGGTACTGTATATCTAAACCTTTATTTGTTATATTATCGTTATATATTACACCTTGTGCATTATAATTAGTTTGTTTATTGCTGTTTAAGAATTCAGCCCCGCTAGGAGTTAAAGCACCGTAACCTCCAATATCAGTAAAATTTAATCCTGTAGATCCTAAACTTGCGTCAACTCCACCATCTGTAAATGTTAATACATCTCCACTGCCATTATATCCTATATAAAGAGGAACTGTATCGTTTGTTAAAGTTATTGCCTTTGTAGTTGTATTCCCATCTACTTGGTCAGTAACCTCTTGAAGTGTTGGAGTTGTACCGCCACCTGTTGCGCTTATAATAGGATTTGCAGGATCGGTATTGTCAACAGTAATATTTGTTCCTGCTATAATATTTTGAACACCAAATATAATTTCATTAATAACTGGGTTTAAAGGATCAGTATTATCAACTGCGCTACCGGTTACACTTTGAACTGTTCCGCTTAATGGATTTATAGGAATTTCAACAGCTAACTCCCAATGGTCAGTTAATGACATAACAGCGTTTAAGTTTTCCGTACAAATAACATCGGGATAACCATTAACATTTAAAAAAGTTCCCGCCCCACATAAAAAGAAACTCGGTAATTCAGGAACAGATGGCAATTGTTGACCATCGGTAACTGATATTGCTATATAACCAACGCCACCACTTACACCAATAGTAGTAGCAACTAAATCAACTAATTCTTGTATTGTAGCTGATTTTAAATCAGTTCCTACAGTATGTGGAAATAAATTTGTTAAACTTAATGTTTCATCAGGAAGTTGGTCAACTCTTATAGTTGTAATTAATTCGGGATTTATAGCCATATTTTTATAATTTCATTATTTTTAACAATACCATGTAAGGTTGCATATTTTTATTGATTCCGCTTTCTCCTGTTGATGCTGTATTTATAGGTGTTCCGCCTGTAGATAATGATGCTTGTACTGTAACATATCCAAAATTGCTATTTGGCGCAGTAGCTATGCTATGCGAATGCTCAACTACAACAGCGTTTTTGCTTCCTCCAATAGCTTTAATAACATTATAATTATTTCCATAACCAATACTTACTAAACCATCTAAATTTGGAGTTCCGTTTTGACCATTACAAATTGCATAACCTTCACATAGATTAGTTCCAAATCCTGTTTCATCAAAATTGTCATCAATATAAGACTGCGAAACCCATAAATCTTTAATTTCAAATTGTAAAGCGTTTGCGTTTATATTTACAAAATCAACTAAATCTTGACCATCTATTTGCTGTAAATTTGTTCCGTTTTCAACTGCTATTTTAGATGTTAAATCTATTGTTCCTGTTGGTAATTCACCAACACGAATTGTGGTTATTTCTGATGGATTTATTGCCATTATTCTGTTGTTTTAATTATATAATTTGCATCTGTATTTGTTGTCAGTATTACATCCGGATCACCATCGTTCAATACAAATTCACCTAATCCTCTTGTTTCTGGTAAACCATAACCAACCATTGAACCACTAAAAGTTAAAAAGTCATCAACTGCCGATGCTTCAGAAAGTTCTGTTATATAGCATTTACCATAATCAACTGTTGGGAATGTTGCGCCTTGAATTTTCCAATCCAATAATATTTTAGAACGTTTCAATAACTTTAGTTTATCATAAGATGCAACCGTAAAAGTTCCACCGGCCACAACTGAATTGATTTGTATTCCTTCAAATGAAATACTATAGCCTTGCATCATAGGTCTTGAAGTATTCCATCCATTGTTATCTCTTGTGGTTGTGGATAGCATTTCGGCAGTTTCAGAAATGGAATTACTTGTTAAACAACCAATTGGTAACCAGTTTCCTTGTTGTTTAATATACAAAATCCTATCGTTGCCATTGTAGAAATCCATTAAAAGTAGTTTTAATTACTACAAATGTAGTAAAAAATATTCTTTGTTTATAATCATTCTAAATAAATTTTATTACATTTGTACATATAAACAATACCAATGGTAAAAAATAGAATCGCTTTAGCTTGGGATGTCTTAACAGGTGCAAATAAAAACCTATTTAACGAAAGCATTTATAAATTAGTCGGAGGACTTACTTCTACTTATAATACTACTTTAGAAACTTTAATAACAAAAGGTTATGGAGAAAATCCTGATGTTAATGCAATAGTAAATCAACAAGCATCAAAAACAACATCAGTTCCTTATTATGTTAAAAAAATTGACGATAAAGAGGCCTATAAAAAGTTAAAAAGATATCCAAATAACCCAACATTTCAACAAAAGTTAGCAATTAACAAACTAAAACGCAAAGCATACGAAACTGATAGCGAATTGCCAATGCCTTTAGAACGGCCAAATGTTAATCAAACTTGGAACGATATCTTTTATTTATATAAAGTTTATCTTAAAGTTTGTGGTAATGTTTATCTCTATAAACAAACAGTTAGTGAAGGAATGAACGTGGGGAAACCATTGCAACTTTATATCCTTCCTTCTCATTGGATGCAAATAGTCTTAAAACCAAATGCCTCTTTATTGAGCGTTGATAACCCGATTGACTATTTTATTATGCAACAAGGGAATCAATTAATAAGGTTTGAAGCTGCTGATATAATCCACATTAAACGATCAAATCCGTTTTATAATCAAAGTGGAACACATCTTTATGGTTATAGTGAATTAATGGCCGCAATTAGAAATATAAATAGTTCTAATAATGGAATCGATAACAATGCTAAAACAATGCTTAACAGCGGAGTTTATGGCTTTATTCACGCTGGAGATGGAGCAACACCTTTAACAGCAGAACAAGGCCAATCTTTGAAGGATAGGCTTGTTGAAATGGATAATGATAGCACAAGACTTTCAAACATAGCAGGAGCAAGTGCAAAATTAGGATTTACACGAATTTCACTTACTACCGATGAACTTAAGCCTTTTGATTATTTAAGTTATGACAGACGCACTTTAGCGAACTGCCTTAATTGGAATGTTGATTTGTTGAACGAAGAAAAGAACGGAAGCGGTTTTGGTGTTGATACTATGAACGAAGCACGTAAACGAGTTGTAACTGATAATATTAAACCCGATTTAGATTTGTTAGCGGAATATTTAAACCTTGAATTTATACAAAAGTTTAAAGGTTATGAAGATGCCGAGATTGAATGGGATATTTCAGAACTACCGGAAATGCAAACGGATATGGAAACAATGTCTAAATGGGTTAACTCTGTTCCTTTGACATTAAACGAAAGAAGGGAAGTTTTTAACTACGAAGAAATTGACGATGAGATGATGAACGAAGTTTACATCCCTACCGGAATAGTTAACTTAAACGATCCAACACTTAACACGTTAATGGATGGACAAACTACGCTTTAGACAAGAAGTTCAAGCCTACCGAATAGTTAGAAGGAATGTTATTAAAATAGTTAACGCTATTCCTTTTAATAATATGTCTAAAGTAACCTATGAAGCTTTAATTAATTCAAACGTTACCGAAAAGCAAATAAAGGATATGTATAAAGAGATTTATACTACTTTAGGCAATCCACAATACAAACGTATTAAAAGAAGCATTAAAGTTATTGAATTAGACTTTGAGACAATTATTGCTAATTGGCTTAACTCCAATATGGGTTTGCGTATTGTTTCAGTACATCAAACGTTAATTGATTCAATAATTGCTGTTATTGCTAAAGGATATGAAGATAATATTTCAGTTGCCGATATAACAAGAAATCTACAAAATAAATTCGGATGGTATAAATACCAAGCTTTAAGAATAGCAAGAACTGAAACCACAACCGCAACTAATTTTGCTACTGTTGTAGCTGCACAAAACTCCGATTTTGTATTAGAGAAAACTTGGATAAGCGTACAAGATAATAGAACCCGCAGACCGCCTAAATCAGTTTATGACCATTTAGACATGAATGGTGTTAAAGTTGATATTAATCAGCCATTTTTTACAAGTGGTGAAGAAATAATGTATCCAGGTGATCCAAATGCAAAGGCAGGAAATGTAATTAACTGCCGATGCAAAGTGGTGTTTACTATTAAAGAAGATGAAAACGGATTACCAATAAGAAAAACTATCCTTTAATAGTTGGCTTAACTGTATTATCACCATAATCAGGAGTTATTGTGTATTGAATATCTGCTATGTCCGTATTATAAAACTGCAATAACTTAACTTGTGATTTATTAGTTTTATAATCATAATCATATTCTATTGGCATAAATAACCCTGTAATATTATCAATAGTTATAACTGAAATATAAGGTATTTGACCAAATATAGATCCCGAAAATACTTTAATAGGATTTGATTGTATTCTTAAATCATCCATTGCTGAAATTCCTAACAATGGTAAATTTTCAAATTTATTTTTTCGTGTCCAAAATCTAGTTAATGTTTCTTCGTCTGCTTTATAAATTGATCCTATCAAAATCCTATCACCATCTCCATTAAATACTTTTTGATTTTCTTTAGTGATTGAACTTGGTGGTAATTTTCTTGTTACGGTGTGATTTTCGCCTTTTATTCCAGCACTATTAATTTGATTGTCAATTATTTCAATTTTTGTATATTTTACTGTTGTTTTTGAATTGTCTATTATTATTCCAATACTTGGAAATATTAAATCAACGTGTCTAATTTCAACAGTTATATCACAATCGGCAATTAAAGGAGGCATTATTATTTCATTTGTAAAAAATACTTCTAAATTTCTTGTTGAACTTGCGTTAACATATATACTACTATTTGTTAAAGTCCATTGATTAGCTTGATTTAAGTAATATCCATCACTTGTGGATATTCTAAAAAACATTTTATTTTTTATATTTATTAAGCTACCTCCATTTTTTATAGTTGAAAAGTTAACTATAAAATTTAAAATATCATTTTGAAAAGCTGTTATAGTACTTGATGTTAAAATTGTTACAGGTACGGCTTCTTTTTCAACTAATAATTCTAAACCTGATGTCGAATTAGGATTAGGTATTATCTGAATTTCATCTGTTGGCAAAGCTGAATTTGTAGTCCAAAATTCAAAATCCATTTCAGAATTATGATTAAGAGTAGGATTTTTTATTAATCCTTGTAAAAAACCATATTGATAATTTAATCGATATGCTGATATTGCGCCTTTAATTTCAATTTGTTGATTGCCATCACAATGATGAGGATAAAAGTTATTTATTTGACTTCCTAAAACAGCATTTAAATTTTTTGTAAAATTTGTATCAGTGTCTTGATTAATAAATTCAGTATAACCATTAAACTCTAAATCATTAGGCCTATAAATCCACCATTGACCATCTTGTTGGGTAATAACTCCGCTAAACATATTTAGCATTGATGTCAAAACCTCATTACAATCCATTATAACAATATCGTTTTGATTTTTAATAAAACGATCTGAATTTACATAAATATCTTTAAAAATATTTGTTCCTGTATAATCTACATAAGTTACTTCTATACTTGTATTGATTGTTAATGATAATCTTGTTCTATCTAAACAACCTTTAATAACATCATACACCGACATTTTACCTACAAAAGGTAATCCATTGCTTTGTACAAAAGATAAGTCTTTTAAAGCTCCCAAAACATCGTTACTTTCGATATTTACATACCAAACATCATTGACAAAACTTTGTTGGCATCCATCGGGTTTAATATATCCTTCAAATATTATTTGACTGCCTTTTAATAATTCGGTCTTATAGGTAAATTCATCTTCAAGTAAAAATTCATCAAATGTTAATGTTTGACTTGCCTCTAAAGACAATTCTAAAGCTGTTCCTCTAATAGGAGTTAAAATAGTATCAACACTTGATTTTTTAAGTGTAAATGTTCCATATATTTCAGATGCAGTACCTTGAAAATTGCTTTTATAAATATTTAGTGTATAATCATCAAAAATTAAATAATACTTTAAATTACTTCCGAACGGCTCAACATCTTCAGTGGTTATTGTAATATTTTCGTTTAAATCTTCTTCAATAGTTACAACCGCATCCGCTTGTATTAAAACTTCAATAGTATTATTAACTAAACTATAACTTACTAAATCATTAATATAGTTTTCACGTAAATAACTTAATAATATTTGTAAAGTTTCATCAAGCGTTGTGCCTATTGCTAATTTGTAATCTTCATCAGGTGTTGCACCGTTTGGAATAAAATCAACTCTAACTCCATTTAGTCCATTTGAATAATATATTAAAAAATCATCAACTTGTATAGTATATCCAAAACCAATACCTGTTGTTATTGGTTGTGCGCTAAAATCAATTATTATTTTCTTTGCCATATTATCCTAAACCTAAAGTTCCTCCTAAACGTTTGTTTGAATTTAAGGTATTATTTAAAACTCCTATTAACTTTTGCCCTGCAATTTCAAATACTACTGTTCCACCTCCTTGACTTGAACTAAATCCGCTTGAAGTAAAACTTTGATTGTTTGCACCTGCTCCTGTTCCTCCTGAAGCTTTACCACCTCCACCGATACTACCACCTATCGAACTTGATTTTGAACTAAAAAAAGAACCTAAAGCAATTAAAGCAACACCAGCTGCAATAGCTACAGCAGGATTTAATGATTTTAAAGCTGCCTTTATTCCTAATAACCCAACACCAATTGAAATTGCCATTTGCCCCATATTTGTTAAAATACTACCTAAAGAACTTAAAAGAGTTTTTCCAACAGATTCTAAAACATTGCCTCCAGTAGCTAAAGCACTTCCTATTGCGCTTCCTAATCCTGCAAATGTATCAGCAATAGAAGTATTTATTATTTCAGTTGCAGAAGCATTAAATTCTTGAAGTGCAGCAGCCATTGCAATAGCACCTTCATCAATAATATCAGGTATTTGAACTAAAGATGATTTTATTATACCTGGCAATGCCTTAATCTTATTTCCAAACTGATCAACTTGACCATTGAAAACTGCTATTTTATTTACATCAAATAAAGGTGCAGGAATTAAACCAGCGTTTACTCCTGTAACTTGTGGTGTTACAAATGTTTTTACCGGTTTTTCTACTTCTTGTTTTAATCTAATACTTGCAGCTACATTTTCATTTATTCTTGAAGTCCATTTAGCTTGTGCTTGTGCATTTTTTTCTAATTCTTTTGCATTTTCAGAAAGTTGAACATCTAAATCTTGTATTGCTCTTGTATTTCTAATTGCAGCATTTATTACAAAATCTTGATTTTTACCAGTCGCAGCTAAAGCCGCAGCATTTTTAGAAGCAGAAGATTGCTCTAATTTTGCTTTTTCAGACAATAA